ATTTTGGTGACAGAGTAGCGGAGTTAGCCCCACAGCAATCTCCATTCTTTGTTTATCTTAGCAAGGTTGCTAAGAAACCAACTAATGACCCCGTGTTCAAGTTCTTAGAGCAGCGACACCAGTGGCAAAGGCGGAATTTCGTAGTCAGTACAGCTTTTGAACCGGGAACACCGGCTCATGGTTCTGACGTTTCAAATCCATTAATTATCAAGTGTGCATATGATAGATATGGAAAAATATCTGGTAATACAGGTTCATCGGCTACTGCGGCACATAAATTTGATGCTTGCTATTTCATAGTAGGTGGTCAAGTTCTTGCAATAATGGGCGATGATAATGTAGTTAGATATTACAAAGTTGATGAAGATGCAACAGTAGGAAGTGGGATTGCACATACTGATAAAATAGAAACGAGTAGTTCAGAAGCCTTTGGGTATACGACTATTCTAGCAGCTAGCTTGACAAATGTTTCTGGAGAAACAATTGTAGCAGCTAATAACGCTGCAGCACTTAATCAGGGTATGGTTGTAGGTTCTGCATGGGCTGAGGGTACAGATAGTCCAATAGGATGGGAAGATAAGTTATATGACAGGGAAGGATATTGTCAAATATTCAAAACTGGAATGAATATCTTTTCAGGAACCTCAATGGCAACTGAGTATCGTGGAATAAAGAACGAGTATCAAAGAATATGGCAGGATAAGCTCATGGAACATAAGATGGATATTGAGCAGGCTATGTTATTTGGTCAGGGTTATACTTCCGCTGCTAATGAAGCTACATCCGGAACGGCTGCTGTAAGGCAGTCTTGGGGTATGGTTCCATATACCAATACTTATGGTAAGGTATATAACATGAGCTATGCTTCATCTGGGTACGATGCTTTCTTGGATGCAATGGAAGACTTCTTTGCTCCAGAAAGCGGAAATTCAGGGAATAAACTTGTCTTAGCTTCCAGAAAGGTTATTACCTATCTGAATAAGCTTGGTAATGGTTCTTTCTTGAATAACTCAGTTGGTGCTGACCAGTATCGACTCGATGTAACTAGTATTCCCGGTAACTTTGGGCATACAGTAACTAAGGTGAATACCATTTTTGGTAATTTGCATTTCGTTGCTGAGCCTTTACTAAGAGGTATGTGGGAAGATTATTGCATAGCAGTTGATATGGGTAATGTAGCTTATCGACCACTTTCCGGTAATGGAATAAGCCGTGATACTTTTGTAGAAACCAATGTACAGGACCCGGGCGTTGATGGACGTCAAGACCAAATCATAACTGAGGCAGGTCTTGAGATTAGTCTACCAGAAACCCATGCTGTACTTAAGTTTAGTTAAGGAGGTATGATATGGCTTGGACAAGTTCAACAGTAAACGGACAACAGATACTAACAGAAAGTGGTCTTACTATAGAAGATAATGCAGGTGGAGATACTGAATATGTAACTGTTTCTGCAGTTATAGATTCTGGAAAGTACCCTGGTTGGCAAAATGCAAAGTTTCCAGTACAAGTAACAGTCACTACAGTAAATGGTAGTGGAGCTGGTGTATTGGATGTATTTTGGCAAATATCTAATGATAGTGCTACTACTGGAGATGTTATTGGAACAGCAAGTTCTCTAACTCCGCTATGGGCGGATTTGGCAATTTCTGATTTGGGAGCAACTGCAGTAACTAATGCTACTGCTTCTCATACAGGAACGGTTGATGCAACTGATGTTTATGCTCCTTATGCGAGAGTATCGTTAAAGGTAGCTAGTACAACAGACATAACTGATGATGCTGGTAGATGTACAATCTCTGTTGCTATTCCTGGTGGAAAGGCAAGTGAGTTGGTATCAATCGGCGGAATAGGCACTGACCCATCATAAATCTTAAATTGACGGTGTAATAGCGTCATATACGGATTAAAGCTAGGGGAGGCTCGATACCTCCTCTAGCTACTATGGATAAAAAAAAGAATATGGTTTATACGAGTAGTATAGGAAATCCTTATCATGGTAAGGCTAAATCGGATACTAGACGTGAACATAACCAAAAAAACAAGAAGGGTAAAAAGTAATAATGGCTGCTACTTTTGATGCGAGGCTAGTCGACTTAATTGGAGACTATGCTGCTAAAATAAATGACAATCATGAGATTGACCTGCTAAATGCAGCTATTGCTGAAGTTGCAGATAGTGTGCCACCCGAGTTGCTGTTGAAATATGCGGTAACACCTATCCTTTTAGATAATGGTACTCCTACATGGACGAGCGTGGAAGGTAAGAAGATATTGCTTGTTACAAGATTAGATGGTGATGGAGTTGATAGGAATTGTGAAATGGTAGGTATTCCTATGTTTTCTCAAGCAAAGGATACGGATAGTGTATATGAGGCTACAAGTTATAGTCCAGTAGCATGTCATACTACAACTGGAGGTGCATCGTCGCTTGAACTCTATCCAGTCCCGACAGCGAGTGAAACTGCTAAGGTTTATTACTTTACTTATCCTGTTACTAATCAAAAAGAGAGGACAGATAATCAGCTGAATGCAGCGGGTATTCCTTTTCAATTACTCCATGCGATAGCATTAAGAACTGCTATTACAATGCTTCAGGCTTATATTAGTGATTCTATACAGGATGATGAGGATGCAGAAATAACTACAATGTTAGGTCAACAAGTTATTAGTTTGAGTACGCAATATGGAGCCGAAATGCAAAGATTTACGATAGCAGGAACATTTACACAGGGAGAAGCTGAATGAAACAGATTGAGATGGTTGAACTTGTTCGTCAACATCATGAGCATCTTGGTGAAAAAGAGATACGAAAACTTCTTGACAGGGCCTTTGCTGACTTTGCAGCTAAAACTGAAATAATAGAGTCAACTTTCCTGACTTCTACAGTTGCTAATCAGAGATATTATTCTCTTCCTGACGAACTTATAAAAATAACGAGTGTCTGGTTTAATGATACTCTTATCCCTCAGCTTATTGGCAAACCACCGATAGACGATGATACCTCGGAGACTGGATAATGGCTAAACAAAGATATTGGTATACTGATAAGCATCGTATTGGTATCGTTGAAAAAGGGACTAACGCAGTCACAAAAGAAACGGTTACATCAGATTATAGTTCGATAAGCGAAACATTGGCTGATGGTTTAAGAATTTATGCAATAAGAAGGCCGGATGCATTAGGAACTAATCTGACCTCGACAACAGAGAATGCTCTTCTGGAAATACCAGAGCAATATCATGATGTTATTGTTAATAAAGCGATTGCCTCTGGATACAAGGACCCGAGAAACTTTCAGTTAGACAGGGCAACTTACTTTGATGCAGAATATGACAAAGGATTGCGTGAAGCTAAGAAATTTTCAAAATCAAGATATAGGAGAGGCGGATACATTAAAGCCTATGATTATTAATGACTACATGGACTAAAGAAGCTACAGATACTACTATTTCAAGTACAACTACTGGTCAAATAACTGCTAGTAGTTTAGAAGTTGCTGGTTCTTTTGCTGCGAATGGTCCTTCATCAACTTTTGTAACAATGTCTAGTGGGGATACTTCTCCAGATGTTTCGACTGGTAATATTTTTAAAAGTCATTCAGATGGAGTTACTATTGACCAGTTTGATGGTGGTGTATGCGGACAGATAATAATAATTATATCAGGGGG